ATTTGGAAGGTCGCTTAACTGCTGCGGGCTTGTAGTCCTACTCACTAAGAGTTTTCTCAAACTAAAATAAAAGAAAATTACCCCTCTTATGGCTGACACCTATACCTGGTCAATCAACAACCTTGACCGACACGTGGCTGATGGTGCTGTTTACTGCTCCTACTGGAGCGTTAATGCCGAGCGTACCCTCGCCGATGGCGAAGTGATCAGCGCAGGTGCTTATGGCTCTGTCGGTTTTGGTGCACCTGATCCCTCCGATTTCATTCCGTACGCTGATCTCACACAAGAAAAGGTCCTGGAATGGACGCAAGAAGCCCTTGGTGGTGATGAATATGTCGCCACTATGGAAGCAAATCTGAGCAGGCAACTTGATGAGCGGGAAACCCCCACTCACGAAGCTGGTGTTCCTTGGTGAACGGTGTTAAATTAATTTCAGATTTCTAAATTTTCATGGCTTGCAAAAAGTCTGAGCTCGTTTCTGCTATCAATTCTTTTGCCAGTGCTCGTGTGTCGGGTGACGGTAACCTCATCGCTTTCGCTGCAAATCTGATCAACAACTTTGTTGACACTCTGGAATTTGCACCCGAGGAAGAGGCTACCGAGGCTGAGGAAGGCGGCGAAGCTGAGTCCTGATCCATAAACGTGGAGCCGCTACGACTTCCTCAAGTCGTCCCTCTGGTTCCACCACGACTACCTGAACCTCTGCCTTTGCTGGCTCCTGTTTTGGAGCTTCCGAGGGCGGAGGTTCCTTCTTATACGCCTCTTGTTTATCCTTACGCCGATGGTACTTTTAGCGGCGGTTCTCGTATAAATACGAAGGCAACTGAGGACGACGATCAGGATAAGAAGCCCCCTGAAACCTTAGTGCCACCCATAAAGGTACCAGCGCCAAGAGTCCAAGTACCGCAATACCAAATACCTGATAAAAAGCCCGCCGAATCGGATCTTCCACAGTTAGCTGAAGCCACTACTATTACTTTACCGGGAACAGATATAAAGATTCCGGTACCAAGAGCAGAGATTGTTAGTGCTGCAGCGATTACTTCGGTGATCAGTGTCACAGCAACATTGACTGCAACAGCATTATTTAAGCGGCTTGTTTCTATGTTTAAGCCAGTTATTAGTGCTTCCGTAAAGAAGATTGATAAGATGCGGAAGAAGAAGCCTATTACTTTTGGACGGCAGCGATGGGAACTACGTCGGCACAGACGCCTGCATAAGGTGAAGAAGGATGGATCGTATATCCTGCCTTCTTAATTTCTACACATTTCAAGATTCTTACAAGTTCATAATCTAATCTTTCTTTCTCCAGCTTTCTTTTGGCGAGGTCCTTACATAGCCTAACCATTTCAAAATCCAGAGGGATACTTAGGCTGACCTGAGCTCCGAAGTTCTGGTTGCGAATATATGCTGCTTCGGGATTATTGACATCATTTCCAAGGTAAAAAGGCGTCAGAACAAGCGTACTGGAGTTACACGTATGTCCACCACCGTAGCCCTGTTGGCTGTAGCTACCTTGATTAATCTGCACCGCTTGATTACTAACTGAGCCAGAAGATGTTGCAACTGGATTAGCAATTGCGGTAGTACCGCCTTCCTGTGCCCTTACTGGACTTAAACAGATTACTGCGAGAAGACCGACAAGGAGTTTGTAGTACTGTTTGTAGTAATCGAACGCGTGATGTCTGTCTGCTCCACGATGCCCGCGCTGCGTGTCGTCACCTCGAGAGAATACGGTTTTGTTGAATCCGTAACGGTGTAGGTCGTTGATGCTGAATTGAGATCTCCGCTGGGAGTCATGTTGTCTGCGCTGACCCCACGGTAATCGCCACCGTACACCTTGATTTGTATCGTTTCGCTTATTGTTTGCGTCGTTGTTGTAGTCGAAGTCATCGACCCCTGGGTAAAGTTCGGAGTCACTGACTGTGCTCTTGCGGCGCCAGGAATCAGAAATAGCAGAAATAATAAACGCCACATGTTATTAGTTTCGCAGTACTTAAATTCTACATCGCAGTATGATATTAAAGGCACAGATAATTGTGAAGAAACATCCGACGCCACTGCGAGAAATCCTGGGAACCCTTGTCCCAGCTGGGGTTTTGACCTGGGCGCTGGGAATGTTAACAGCTAGTTATATGGGTCATGCAAAAGTAGATTCGGCATTCATATCCTCTCTTGTTACGAGTGTTTTAGCGGTTTATGGAATCACAAGGAAAGATGACGCCGTCAAGCCTCAGCCTCCTCGTATTCGCACAACGCCAATCAAGAAGAAACCTACAAAACCTGGAGCTCCTCCAACTCCATAAACGCTATTAAGATGGATTGAGATTCTTATTTACCGGTGAAGACATCTCAAGCAGGCGTTGATCTGATCAAGAACTTTGAGGGGCTCCGATTAGACAGTTACCTATGTAGCAGTGGCGTTCCGACAATCGGTTACGGCCACACAGGACCTGACGTGGAGCTCGGGATGCGCACCACGACCCAGAAGGCCGAGCTGCTACTCAAGAAGGACTTGGAGCGGTTTGAAAAGGCCGTATACCTCGCGATTGATGTTGAGCTATCTCAGAACCAGTTCGATGCTCTGGTGTCCTTCGCTTTCAACGTCGGTACAGGCGCACTCAATGAATCGACGCTGCGAAAGCGGCTTAATGCTGGCCAGGACCCCAATACCGTCGCAAGAGAAGAGCTTCCTCGCTGGAATAAAGGCTCTAACGGCCCCCTGGAAGGCCTCACACGCCGTCGACTGGCTGAAGTCGATCTCTTCTGTCAGAACGCACCTACACCTAAATCCGGAATGATTGATATCACCTCCAAGCAGCAGACTTGGTTCAAAAAATCGACTGGTTCCGCCAGTTCTTTACCGAACGACGAGAAGGCAAAGGTTTATCAGGGACGTACGATCAAGGGCTGTGAAGTCCTGGAGAAGAAAGACGGACACACGCATCTGGAGCTTGGCTTTGGCATGGGCAAGTGGTGGGTGTATGACGCTCACTGGGACGGATTATTGACCGAGATCGGTGTCCAGGTCTATGCCGAAACGGAAGGCGAGCGCTCTCTCCGTAACTTCCCGTACTTCTACCAGCAAGACAACGGACCTAACGGTTGGCGCCAGTGCCAGAGCAGCTCAATCGCAATGTGCATGCGGTATTTCGACATCCCCAGCATCCAGGATGACGTTGATTACCTGAAGCTGGTTCAAAAATACGGTGATACTACTCATCGGAAACCCCACCATCTCGCTATGAAAGATCTGGGTATGCAGGCTAAGTTTACCCAGACGGCGGATGCTGATGACATCAAAGAGCAAATCGATCAAGGAAAACCTGTTGCTGCCGGTATTCTTCATCATGGAACTTACACTGCTCCTACTGGCGGGGGGCACTTCGTTGTTATTACTGGATATGGTCCGGACTATTGGTTAGTTCAGGATCCTTACGGCAAGCTCGATCTCGTTAACGGCACGTGGTCTAACACCGGACCTACCTCTGGTAAAAACGTCAAGTACGAATTCAAGTACATGAACCCCCGTCTATTCGTCAGCGGCGGTGCAGATGGCTGGTGCTGGCTGGACTTTAAGGAGCTTTGATGTAGAGGTAGTTATACTTCTGAGAAACAGTCTGCTCCGATGATCGAAGCCATCCAAGAACTAGAACAGGGTCTTCGTAACCAGATGGATGCGCTGGCTAATGACATCCGTCAAGCTGAAAGCGCACTCATCTCGACCAAAGAAGGGTACCTGAAGGTACAAGGTGCACTGGAGATTTTGGCTATCCTTAAGTCAAAGGTGACACCGGAGACCAAGGATGATGTGGCAGCTGCCATCGCATTGGAGTGAGATGCTAGGGGACTTGAATCGCGGTCGATATCGTGCTCTTGAACTAATCGGAGAGCATTACAAGCGTCCGACCAGGGATCTCCATCTGGACGCCATCATCTGCAACGTCCCCGATGAGGATCTGAAGTGGGTATGTGACCGCATGTACCACTTCGTCCTCAAGCTCCTGGAAGAAGCTGAATATGACCCTGCGGCTGATGAAACCCCAGATGTGATCGAGTAAGCCGGATAACGGATTTGAACCGTTGACCTTCGCTTTACAAAAGCGCTGCTCTATCCACTGAGCTAATCCGGCGTGTTTTGTTGATTGCGGAGGTCACGATGGACCTTCCGATGGCAGTTAGCGCAGAGGCACTGGCATTTTGCGATCTCGTCCAGAATAGACTGCCTGCCGCGCTCTTTCCACATCTTCGAAACTGCGTGCTCTTTGGTCCGAGGATCTGTGTGGTGCCAGTCGAGCGTGATTGGATCGTCTTCACCACAACGCTCACAGGATTTAGATGCCATGAGGTCTTGATACCACTGGCGTCTGCTTTCTCTTGCCCGTTTATTTCTGGCCCTTACCTGTTCTGACTGCAACTGCAGAATTTAGTTCTGCGGGAATGTATCCGACCTAAATCTTTGAATACCCGAGGTGGGATT